AACTCGGTGCCGCAAAAAACAATCGACGAAATCACGCAAGAAAATATTACTTATCTGCGCGAGACAGAAGGGATTGATATTACAGGCGGCGCAGAAGACCCCCTTTATCGCATTGTCCGTGCGTTGTCATTCCGCGAGAAGTTATGGCGACACGATAAAAACCAAGCAGACAGAAATAAACTGTTAGCTTATGCGAAAGGTGATGCGCTCGATCACTTGGGCGTGACTTATCACCGTACGCCACGTTTAGCGAATGAGAATAATGAACGATACAGGGACCGAATTGCAATTGCGCCTGAAGGTATCACTGTTGCCGGCACAAGAGGTTCTTATCGCTTTCATTCATTGAGCGCTAGCGTTGATGTTAAAGATATGATTGTAAACACGCTACTCGCTGGTGTTTTACAAGTTGTTATTTTATCTAGCAAAGGCAACGGTATCGCATCTTCCGCACTTATTGAGCAAGTGCAATCAGCGCTTGACCCAGAAAACATACGTCCGCTAAACGATACGCCTTTTGTTGTTTCTGCCAATATTACTGAATACGTGGTTAACGCTACGTTACGCTCATTAGTTGATACTTCTGTTGAGCAAAAAGCACAGGCAATGAAGCGCTTGCAAAACTATGTCGGTAAGCAGCATGGACTTAATAAACATGTGGTCCGCAGTGGTATCGATAGCGCGTTGCACCAAAATGGTATCGATGAGGTCGTGTTAGGCGACTGGCAAGATGTAATCACAAATAGCACCACGGCTGCATTTTGTACAGAGATCAATTTAACCGTCGAAAAAACAGAGGCTGCTTAAATGACTGTTAACAGCCTTTTACCGGCGCACTTTGATCAAACCGAACATGCAATGGATAAAACCGTTGGCACACGCTTAGGCGCTATACGTGACATTGAAGACCCGTGGAACGAGGATGTTTGTCCAGAAGAATTGCTTGATCACTTAGCGTATCAAATGTCTGTCGATATATGGGAGCCAAATTGGCCCGCACAAACAAAGCGTGCAGTTATTAAAGCGTCGAAGGAAGTGCATATTATTAAAGGCACAGTGAAAAGCATCCGCGTTTTACTGAAAGCGGCAGGTTATGGCGAGGCAAGAATTATCGAGGGGCGTAATTATTCAAAGTATGACGGAACATACAAGTACGATGGTGTAAAAACCTATGGTGATAAAAGCACGTGGACACAGAATATTTTTATATTCTCTCAATCAATCAGCAACAAGCAAGCCGCGAGGTTTACAGAGCTATTTAACAATGTAGCGCCCGCTCGATCAATACTGCACGAAATAAGATACAACCGAACCATACATCACGATGGTGAAATTAAATATAACGGTGAGTTTAAATACGGAGTTTTTAGTAATGCCTGATACTTTTTTTGACGAAATTGACGATCAATTCCCATCGGTTAGAATAATTGAGTCGACTGATGATGTTGATCATATCGTTAGTAATATAGCACCAGAACAATTGGTTCAACGAACTTCGTATCTAAAGCGACTAATTGAAGAATTCCCACCTGAAATAACAGATGAAGAATTACTGCAAAGGGTTTTAGGCATCGATGGTGAAGGAAGCGGAATAGATGCAGACAAAGTCAAAGGGCTAGATGCTGATTTTTCATGCTCACATACGCAAAACGGCTATCAAAAAATTCCCGGAGGGCTAATTTTTCAATGGGGTAGAGTTAATGATATTAGTGCAAGAGCTCGGGCAGGTAACTTTTATCACGGTACAGTCGAATGGGTTTTTCCTATTGCGTTTCCTAATTCATGTTTTGTTGCTGTGCCTATTGGTGTGAATTCAACCGCTGCTCTTGAGTTTGGTGCGCACAGAGGTGCTGTGAGTAATGCTAGCGTTACTTTTTTCCCTTTGTTGGATTCTCCAAGCAATACAGATCTTGACTTTTTCGCTGTGGGATACTGATAGGAGGTTTTATGAAATTTGCGCATTACAAAAAAGACGGACGAATCGCGGGATATTATAGCAATGATATTGATATTCCAGAGCCGAATATTTCGTTAAGTGAAAGCGAATGGCTGGACTGTATTAATAACACAGGAAAACGGATTGTTGATATTAATACAAAAAAAATTATCGAATTTATACCACCACCAATACCGCTTAGCAAAGTAAAAGATAGTGCAATTCAAAAAGTCGCAGCATTCGCAACCGAAACGCGCGCAAAACTAGCAGATAATGCAGATTTTTATGAAGTTGGTGGTTGGCCTTATAAGCGCGAGCGAGCATTGCGTTTTAAATCAGGTGATGCAACACCTGAAGATAGTGCGATTCTGCAAATGGAAATTGATAATCGGGGTAAAAGCGAAACACTCGCAGAGCTTATTGATAAGCAATTGGCGCGCTCTGCCTTTTTTGAAAGCGCCTCTGTTGTTGTAGATGGGTTAGTTAGTGCAGGCAAGCGAGCCATTAATAACGCTACTAATAAAGATGAGATTAAAGTAGTTTTAGCATCGCTAAAAGCAAATGCTAAAATCGAGCTTAACGCACTACTTAAGAGACAATTATGAGCTTGCAATTAATTAAACTTTCGGCATGGTGGCTACCCGCTCGTTTTAAAACCATGCACGATAAAACCTTACAGAGCGTCATTATCCCCGCAGGCTTCGAGACAGACGGTGCCTCTGTCCCTGTATGGCTACCTTTTTTTGGGCTTGGCTTTTTATGTTTGGGGTATTGGCACTGGTTGTTTTTTTTACCTGCTTTTTTGTTGATTTTGGCATTAGCGTTATTTCCTCGCTTTGGCAAAACATTCGATGCCGCGTTATTGCATGACTATTGTTTACAAACAAATCCATATCAATGGCGCAGAGCAAACAAGTTGTTTTTGCGTCAATTAAAAGAGGATGGCATTCACCGTTGGCGCGCTTACACGATGTATATAGCTGTCAGCATTTATCAATTTTTAAAATGGGGTTTCAATTATGTCAGCAAGAGATAAATTACATGGCGTAGAACATCAATATTTGCCAGATTTAACCGTACCTATTGAGTTGTTGGCGGCCAGTGCTGGGTTTGTGATTGCAGCAAGTGAAGATGCCGATGCAGGCATATTTCCATTGAATAAATTGGTATTGGTAACAACGAAAAACGCAATAGCAAAAGCTGGGACGGGTGTGTTGCGTAAAGCACTTTTTGATTGTTATGAGCAGCAACCGTCAATACTTATCGTTGTCCGTGTTGCTCATAGTGATGACCAAAATACAATGATGGCCAATTTAATTGGCGGTATTGATAACGAAATGAATAGCTTTACCGGTATGCAGTTAGCGTTAAATTCAGAAGCCAAGACGGGCTATATACCGCGTTTATTTATCGCACCAGAATTTAGCCATTTAGAAGCGGTTGGTAAGGCACTTGAAAATATCGCACGGAGATTGCGCGGTGTTGCAATTATCGAAGGTCAGCGAGACGGATTGTCGGCAGGCATTCAAGATAAAAACAGATACGATGAAGTCATCTTTCTCGACAACGGAGTACGCTTATTTGATAGCGACGATGCGCAGACGGTAGATCGTGGCGGTAGTGCTACAGCACTCGGTCATATTATTCGTAATGATGTTGAGCGCGGTTTTCATACATCGCCATCTAATCAGCTTGTATTCAATGTTAAAGGCCCCTCTAAGGATGTTGATTATGTACGCGGCTCTAAAACATGTTTGGCGAATGTGCTATCTGCCAATGATATATGCACGCTCATTAATAAAGATGGCGGCACCTATTTTTGGGGGAACCGTTTAGCAAACGGCACGTTAATTCCGCACCAGCGTGTACGCTACTTAGTCGGTGACTCTATTCTTTTAGCGCACGAAGAGTATGTAGATGAAAATTTAACAAGTGATTACATTAAGTTTGTACGTGACCGTGTGAATAAATTTATTCGTCGCTTAAAGCTTCTTGGCATTATTAGTGGTGGTGAATGCTGGGTTGATGTTGAGCTTAATAAAGCGGTTCTGCCAACGAATACGGCGTATTGGGATTACAAGCTTGGTTTTTACAATGTGGCCGAGACAATAGTATTCAGGCAGCACACGACTGACGAATACACGAACGACATTATTGATCGCGTAACAGGTTAACGCTTGCGCGACTTTCACATTTATTTTTATCGGGAGATAAAACGATGACCGAACGATTACCGGAAGTCTTGTTAGGCATGAATATGTTTGTAGGTGGAGATACTTATATGGCTAAAGTTACAAAACTTCAGTTATCAGCACCTAAGCCTATTACGAAAGAAGTTAACTCCCCTGGTCTGGGTGGAGCTATTGAGGTTAATACACGAAAGTGGACAAAAGCTGAACCTATGTTCACTGTTCAGGGTTATGTGCCAAAGCTAATGGCAATGGTTGGTAATCCCGCTTCTATTGAAGAGCCTGTTACGTTTATTGGTGTGATGGGGGCAGATCAAGAGCAAACTGTCGAGGTAGAAGTCTCAGGGCTTTGGAAAGATCCAGAATATGGCGATTGGGAGACTGATGCCAATGCCACTAGCGATTACAAAATTGCGGCACGCGAGTATCAAATTAAAATTGAAGGTAAAGAGGTTTTTTACATCGATTATGAAAGCAATGAAGTGCGTGTTGATGGTGTAAATGTTAATGCGGAGCTTAATAAGCGTTTAAGAGCATAAGCCTTAGTTTTTTAGAAACTCTGTAGGCATTAACACACATTTAAATCATATATTATTAATACTTAGCGAGACATTTATTATGGGTAAAGTAGCAAATACATTAATTGAACAAATCACTTTAGCAAAAGTATTATTTCGAGGTGAAGAGGAAATAAAAAACATTTCATTACGCCTTCCTGATTCTAGTTCATTTCGCGGAATAGCACTTACTGACATTCTACGTATGGAGGTTGATTCATTGGCTGAACTGGTGCCACGGCTTTGTAAAATAACAGAAAATGAATTTAGATCGCTTCACCCTTATGATCAAATGCAATTAGCTAAAGCGCTAACAGGTTTTTTAGTAAAACCGCCCGTAAGCTAGGCGGTGGAGAGACTCTTCCTGATGACATAGAAGATTGGATGGCTGATTGTTCAGTCATTCTTCATACCCAGCCGTCTGAAATGGATAAGTGGCCGCTCGAAGTACTTCATCGTTGGCATAAAAAAGCAATAGAAAGGCGACCTTATGAGCCAGATTGAAACGGCTGCAATATTACGACTAGTTGATGAATATACTGCTCCGGCAAAATCTGTTACGAGTGTATCGGGCAAGCTGGACAAAGCTTTACAAGCGACACAAAAGCATTTAGCACATCTCAAAACTGATGGTTCTAATATCGCATCATTTACACAGCTTAA